GTATGCGCGTTTTGACGGCTCTTTTATTTTCAGGTGAGATATGGCCGGACAACGATCACTCAAACAAAATAAAAACGGGCCGGCCAGCGTCACCGTAGAGCTGGGGAAGCTGACGCCGAAGCAGGAGCTGTTCTGCAGGAGCCGGACGCTCTATACGGCGTACGGCGGCGCGCGGGGCGGCGGTAAAACGCATGCCGTCCGGTGGAAGGCCGTCTCCGGCGCCCTCCGGTACGCCGGCATCCGGATCCTGATCCTCCGCCGGACGTATCCGGAGCTGCAGTCAAACCATATCGAGCAGGTCGTCCGGATGGTGCCCGCGGCCGTCGGGTCGTACAGCTCGACGAATCACGCCATGTACTTCAAAAACGGCTCCGTCATCAAGTTCGGCCATTACTCCGGCGACGCCTCCGAGACGGAATACCAGGGCCAGGAGTACGACTGGATCTTCATGGACGAGGCCACGCAGTTTTCGGAGAGGGAGTTCCGGTTCCTTGGCAGCCTTTTACGCGGCGTCAACAGCTTTCCGAAACGTTTTTACCTGACCTGCAACCCCGGCGGCATCGGCCACCGATGGGTCAAGCGGCTTTTTATCGACCGCGAATTCGTGACGGGTATGGAAAATCCGGAGGAAAACGAAGACCCCGGGGACTACAGCTTCATCCCCGCCACCGTCGAGGACAACGTCTACCTCATGGAATCGTCGCCCGCCTATGTGCGTATGCTGTCGGGCCTGCCGGAGAACATCCGGCGCGCCCACCGCTACGGCGACTGGAACGCGCTGGCGGGGACGTATTTCCCGGAATTCGACGCGCGGCGGCACGTCGTCGAGCCGTTCGCGATTCCCGGCCACTGGGTGCGCTACAGGGCCTTCGATTATGGCCTCGACATGCTTGCCTGCGGATGGTTTGCCCAGGACGAAAACGGCCGCAGCTGGATGTACCGGGAGCTCCGGCTGCCGAACCTCATCGTCTCGGACGCTGCGAAGATGATTTTGAGCTGCACGCTTCCGGAGGAAAACGTCGCCGTCACGTTCGCCCCGCCGGACATGTGGAGCCGTCAGAAGGATACGGGCAAGACGATGGCGGAGCTCTTCGCCTCGGGCGGCGTCCCGATCGTCCGGGCGGACAGCAACAGGCTCCAGGGCTGGCTGCAGGTCAAGGAGGCGCTGGCCGTCCGGGAGGACGGCAGGCCGGCGCTGCTGTTTTTCAGATGCTGCGCCGAGACGATACGGAATCTGGAGGCGATTCTGACGGACGACAAAAATCCAAACGACTGCGCAAAGGAGCCCCATGACATCACACACCTGCCCGATGCCGTCCGGTATTACTGCGTGTCTCGGACGATGAAGGCCGAGCAGGCGCGGGATGCCTCGGCGGAGATCGACGACGACGGGGACGGGGACGATTACGACGGATTTATGACGGGAGGCACAGCGGGAAGAGGATACATCAATTATCGGTAAGCTGCGGGGAGCCGGGGCCATAGGGGCAGAGCCTCCTGACCACATGCGGCGGTCCGGCGGAACGGATACCATGGCGGCGGTACGCCGCGCGCACTCGATGAGACGACATCCGGGCGGCCCTGTCAGCAGACGGGGCATCAGCAACGGAGCGCATCTGAGCGGTTTGATCCTTCTCCGCCCGCCGCCCTCTGGCCGAACAGGGGCTCCGCCCCGATGGCCCCGGAACCACCCCGGCGCTGCGCGGCACCCCTCCACAGAGGGGAATTAAAGGAGGCAGATACATTATTATGGGCGATTTATCAGTATAGCCATTAGTTTGACGAAGCAAATGGCATAACAGCTCGTAGGGCGCGACGACTCGGCGCGCCATTCCCCGGTAACGCGCCGCTGTACAAAGGATCAATGCTGCGCCGACAAGAGCGGACGGCCGATGGCCGCCCCTACGGTCAGTGAAACAGACATCAGGCCGCGCCGACGGGATACAGGGGCGACGTGTAAAAACGGCAGGGGCAGAGCCCGTAAGCGGCGGGTGAAAATAGATTCAAAAAAGGAGGTTTTGTGGTTTTGCTTAGTACTCTTTTAACGGTTTTTGGATTCGTCGTTATAACCGCGAGCGTGGTCCTGTTTCTGCGCGTACATGTCCTGTCCGAAAAAATCGTGCGGCTGGAGGAGCGCTGCGAGGACAGGCTCGGCGCGTTGGAACGGGCCGTCGAACAATTGGCCGGCGACGACGAGAACGGTGATGACCGCGCCGACGCCAGGAAAAGGGCCATAGAAGCGGAGCGCCGCTTCACCGAGGGGATCGCAAATATCCTGAATTTCAGCTATAACGCGGCCGGAAAGAAGGGCGGGAACTCATGAAGAAAAGCATGCCGACGAGCGAGAGCGTCTGGAAGGAGTACGTGCGGGGCCTCGGCTTCAACGCGCAGCTGGGCCTCAACGACACCGTGCAGACAAACGAGGATTTCTTTATCGGGAACCAGTGGAAGGGCGTCGAGGCCGGCGGCCTGCCGACGCCGGTGTTCAACTTTTTAAAGCGCGTCGTGCTGTTCACCGTGGCCGGCATCACGTCCAACAACATCAAGATGCAGGCTCAGACGGTCGCCATGAATACAGGCGGCAGCGACCTGGACGTCGTCACAGGCGTCGTCAACAGGGAATTTGAGGCGCTGTTCGAGTCCAACAGGATCGTGAACCTCCTGCGGGAATTTTTACGCAACGCCGCCGTCGACGGTGACGGCTGCACGTATACTTACTGGGACCCCGACGCCGATACCGGCCAGCCGGTAAAAGGCGCCGTCGTCACGGAGGTCGTGGAGAACACGCGCGTCTTTTTCGGCAATACGAGCGACAGGCGCGTCCAGCGTCAGCCGTACATCATCATTTCCTCCCGGGAGATGGTGGACGAGCTCCGTGACCGCGCCCGGCTGAGCGGCTGCCCGGATACGGACAGCATCACGGCGGACACGGACGAGCGCAACATGGACCCGGCATATCTGACGGAAGACAAGGCCACCGTCCTGCTCCGGCTGTGGAAGAACAGGGATACGGGAACGGTCTGGGCCGTCGAGGCGACGAGGAACGCTATCGTCCGAAAGCCGTGGGACACGGGGCTGACGCTCTACCCCGTGACGTGGCTGGGCTGGGACTACGTTCAGGACTGCTATCACGGGCAGGCCATGATCACCGGGCTCATCCCGAACCAGATCTTCATTAACAAGCTGTTCGCCATGAGCATGATCTCGCTCATGACGACGGCGTACCCGAAGATCGTTTACGACAGGACGCGCGTGGCGAAATGGGACAACCGCGTCGGCGCGGCGATCCCGATAAACGGCGGCGACGTCAATTCCGTGGCGCGGATCCTCGATCCGGCGCATATCTCGCCGCAGATCGCCCAGTTCATCGAGCTGGCGGTCAATTACACGCAGACCTTCCTCGGCGCCACCGGCGCCGCGCTGGGCGAGGCGCGGCCGGAGAACACAAGCGCCATCATCGCGCTGCAGCGGGCGTCTTCCGTCCCAAGCGAGCTGACGAAGCAGAACCTGTATGCCAGCCTCGAGGACCTGGGGCGCATCTATATCGATTTCATGGCCAATTATTACGGGACGCGGCAAACGCTGCTCGACCAACCGGAGGGCTTCGCGCCCGTCGCGGCGGCCGCCGGCATCAAGACGGGCGAAAAGATGCCGGTACAGTTCGATTACGCGCAGCTCCGTTCGCTCTGCCTGTCTGTAAAGCTTGACGTCGGCGCGTCGGCCTATTGGAGTGAGATCGCCTCGATCCAGACGCTCGATCACCTCCTGACGCAGGGAAAGATCAGCCTGATCGACTACCTGGAGCGCGTCCCCAACGGCTATATCAGCAAGCAGCAGGAGCTTCTTGACAAGCTCCGGTCCGAGCAGAAAGCGCCGGCCCAGCCGCCTGCAGGCGGGTTGGGAAATATATTGAACATCGGTTCAACCAATAATCCGCCGGCTGCGGCCGGTCCGGCGCCCGGGGCGCCCGCGCAGCTTCCCCTCGGCGCGGGCATGCAAAACCTGCAGCAGGCGGTAATGAAGACGGGGGCAGGCGGAAGGCAGTAAAAAGCTATGCCCGGGGTAAAACCAGCCCCGCGCACATAAAATCGCCCGACCACAGGCGAGAAAGGGATACTCATGGAAGAAAACACAAGCTTGCCGTCCGGCCCGGACGGGATTGGAAACGACCTGAACGCGGAGGACATCCATAGCGACTGGAACGGCGCGCCGGATGGAGACTCGCCGGAAGAAGCCCGGGCGGAAGACGGTCAGGAGGGCGAAGCGCCCGAGTCGGATGACGCAGCCAAGTGGCCGGACGACGACTCGGACATCGGCGATGACGACGGCGACGGGACGTTCGGCGGGGAGGAAAAGCGCGAAGCCGACCAGAGCTTCACGCTCAAGCACCTGGGTGAAATGAAAACCGTCGGGCGGGACGAGGTCATCGCCCTGGCGCAGAAGGGACTCGACTACGACAGACAGAGGCAGAAAAACGAGGAACTGACGGCGCGGAACTCGACGCTCACAACCGAGGCCGCGTCCCACGGGGAGGCGGCAGCTTTCCTGCGGGAGCTCGCCGCAAAAAACGGCATGTCGGTCGGGCAACTCGTGGATCTGACGCGCGCCGAGATCGTCTCGCGGAGCGAGGGTATTCCCGTTGCCGCTGCCGCCGAGCGCCTGCGCACGCTGCGTGAGGCGGGGCTTGTGCCCGGTATGAACGGCGCGGCGGCGCGTCCGGTTAAAACGCCGGAGCAGGCCGCCGCCGAGAAGCGGGACGCGGATGTCAGGGAGTTCCTCTCCGAATACCGCGATATCGATCCGAAGTCCATACCGCAGGAAGTCTGGCAATCAGTCGCCGGCGGCAGGTCTCTCCTGTCGGCGTATCAGTCCTGGGAGCTGAAAAAGCTCCGTTCCGACAGCTGGGCGGCGGCGAAAAACGCAGAGAACAGGGAGAAGTCCGCAGGCTCGCGCCTGAGCGTCGGCAGTGAAAAACACCGCGACATGATCACAGCAGACTGGTATTCATGACAGTGCCTGCTACGACAGGGAAATCCTCAGTCGCCTTCGGCGACAGCTCCCTTGAAAAGGGAGCCTTGAAAGGAAGGAAACGTAAATATGGCAGTAAATCTTACGACCACATACTCTCCGCTGATTGCGGAGCGCTTCAAGCTGCAGTCCTTTACCGACAATTACGCCGGTAAGAAATACACCTTCGACGGCTCCAAGAGCATCGTCGTCTACTCCGTCAACAAAGCCACGCTGGAAAACTACAGCAGATTAAACAATCCGTACGTAGCCGGATCGCGCTTCGGAACGATCGCAGAGCTGGGCGACACGACGCAGACGCTGCAGATGACGCAGGATAAGTCCTTCACCTTCTCCATTGACGGCGGCAATAATGCCGATCAGCTCAATATCAAGCAGTGCAACGAGCAGCTCAAGTCCAACTGGGACGAGGTCTGCACGCCGGTGATCGACATGTACCGCCTGAACGCCTGGGCGAACGGGGCCGGGTGCGGCGCCGCCGGCGCGGCGCTGACGACGTCGACGGCCATGACGAAGATCATGACCGCCTCGGCCGCGCTTTCAAACCGTCTTGTCCCGAAGAAGAACAGGGTGCTCCTCATCAGCGAGTCGGCCTACATCACCTGCAAGCTGTCGACCGAGCTCGTCGGCATCCCGAACATGGGCCAGGCGTCCATCGCCAACGGGAAAGTCGGGACCATCGACGGGATGGACGTCATCACCGTGCCCGACAGCTACTTCCCGGCCGGCGTGTACTTCATCATCAAGTTCATCGACGCCACGGCGGACCCCCTGAAGCTCAAGGTCCTGCGCGTCCAGAAAAATCCGCTCGGCATCGACGGCGACGTCGGCGAGTGCCGTTTTTACCACGATTCGTTCGTCCTTGACGCGAAGGTCAACGGCATCTATGTCTACGGCGCCGGAACGGGCATGCTCGACATGCCGGCGTTCTCCGGCACGTCCTCCGTCACCATTACCTGCGCCAACGCGACGACGATCAAATACACCACAGACGGCAGCAACCCGAAGACGTCCGCGACGGCCGCGACGTATTCGTCCGCTGTGGCCGTCTCCGCCGGCCAGACGCTAAAAGCCTGCGGCTCGGCGGCGGGGTATGTCAATTCCCCGATCCAGGAGTTCACGAGAACGGCTTAAGCGCCGAGCCCGTCAGCAAGAGGGGGCTTCGCCCGGCGAAGCCCCCGGAGGGTACATGCCTCGCGGCGGGCGGGTATAGATTCAAATAGTAAGGAGATTTCATTATGGCAAC